TAGTGTAAGGTTAGAAGATTTACGAATAGTAACAGCTGTGGACTTAGCAACATCAACTAAGACATCTGCTGACTTTACAGTGGCTACAACAATAGGTATTGATAAGAAGGATAGAATCTATGTTCTTGATGTCGTAAGAGATAAAGTAGAAGCACCAGAGATAATCAGTTTGCTCGAAAAAGTAAATGAGAAGTGGCAACCAGAAAAGATTGGCATAGAATCTGCTGGGTTTCAATTAGCTCTAATTCAGATAATACGCAGACAAACTTCTCTACCGATAGTAAAGTTAAAGGCAGATAAAGATAAGTTATCGAGAGCTTTGCCATTGAGTGCGAAAATGGAAGCATCTATGGTATTCTTTGCTAACGATAGTTTATGGTATTCTGAACTGGAGAAGGAGTTGTTACAGTTCCCATCTGGAGAGCATGATGACCAAGTTGATAGTTTGGCTTACGCAGTGTTGCAAGTTGCAAGAAGGAAACAAATAAAGGCATATTAGATGGCAGAGAGAAGAAGTTTCAGAGATATAGTTTTCGGAACTCGTAGATTCAGAGATGACAGACAAGTCAAGAGAGCTACTGGATTTAATTTTTTTAGAAATGACCCAAACGATTTAGTGTATGGTAATTCTTCTTACATACTAGGTTGGAACTCATCTGCTGGAGATTTTAACTTATCTGGTCTTGGGAATGGAGAATCAAACTCAGCAGTTACAGCTTGTCTGCAACTTTTAGGTATATCATTCTCTGAAGCAACATTACAAGTAATGCTGACCGATGATGAAGGTCAAGAACAAATTATGGCAAACCACCCATTTACAATGTTGATGCGTAGACCTAATCCTTACATGTCTGGAGATGTTATTCAACAATACATAATCAATGCAATGCATGTATCTGGTAATGCATATCTGATGAAGATGAAGAATGAAGCTGGACAGTTAGTCGCATTATATCCATTGATGCCAGAGCAAGTTACTCCAAAAGGAGACAAAGAGAGTTTAGTAACAAGATATGAATATCAATTAGATGATGGAACTATGGTCATCAACAATGAGAACATGGTTCACTTCAAGTTAGGACTTGACCCAAAAGACCATAAAAAAGGTTACTCTCCACTGAAAACAGTATTAAGAGAAATCTATGGAGATGAGTCTGCTGGACAGATGGCAACAGCTCTACTTGCAAACTCTGGTGTACCATCAGTGTTGATTACACCAAAAGATGATTATGGTCTAACAGAAACAGAAGCAGAACAGATTTCAAGAACATATCAACAGAAGGTTGGTGGCAAAAACAAAGGTAAGCCATTGATTCTATCTGGTTCAATGAATGTAGAGAAGTTAGCTTTCTCTCCAAAAGATTTAGATATTGGTGCATTGAGAAGAGTTCCAGAAGAGAGAATATCAGCAGTGCTTGGAGTACCAGCAATCTTAGCTGGACTTGGTGCTGGACTTGAGAGAGCAACTTATAATAATACATCAGAGCTCAGAGAGTTCTTTACAGAACAAAAGCTCATTCCATTATGGAGAATGATTGCAGAAGAATTAACACAACAAGTTTTGATACCAGACTATACAGAGAATCAGAATGTATCTGCAAAGTATGACTTCTCAGAAGTAAGAGCTTTGCAGACTGATGAGAGAGAAATGTATGAAAAACTGAACATCGGAGTTCAAGGTGGTTGGATAACTATTGCAGAAGCAAGAAGTCAAGTCGGACTACCAACTAACGAAGGTCAAGATATTTATTATGTATCAAACTCTGTAATACCAACACAAGCAGACATGGAGATGCCAGAACAAGAAACAGAAGAAGCAGAAGAACAAACAGAAGAAGTTGTTACAGAAGATATGGAAGAGAACGAAGAAAAGAGATTTGAAGATAAGGTAGTGAGGAAGATAGGTAATCAGTTTTGTGTGATTGCTGAAGTGTCTGGTAGGAATATGGGTTGTTACCCAACAAGAGAACTAGCAAATGCCAGATTAGAACAAATATCAAGATTCAGTGAAAATCCAAAAGCAATCGTTGCAAGAGATACTTATACAACAAAAGAAGAAGCTGAGAGTAGAGCAGAAGAGTTAGGTTGTGAAGGAACTCATACAATAGACAGAGATGGTAACACAGTCTATATGCCTTGTTCTACTCATGCAAGATACGAACAAGCATTAGAAGATAATCAAAGACCAGCTAATAGAACTACCTATGGCACAGCTTGAAGATTTAAGTATTGGAGATGCAGTAAGCTGGTCGATACCTAAACCACCACAAGAACCAAGCATCGCAAATGGAATTATCAAAAGTCTCAATAGAGAAGATGAGACAGCAAACATAAGAGTATGGGCAATATTAGAGAATGGAGGTCATAGTGAAACTGATAGAGATGTTGAAATTGAAGTTAGCAGACTTAGAAAAATTGCTGATTTTAGGACTGAAGAGAACAAGCAAGTTTCTGCTCGAATTGAGCGAATACTTAGAGACAAGGTAGAAGAACATAACGCAGACAATCCACGCTATCGTGCAACCTTTCGAATGCTGGAAGCATGTTTTAGAAGAGGAATTGGAGCATACAGAACAAATCCAGCATCAGTAAGGGGTAATGTTCGTTCAGCAGACCAATGGGCATTAGCAAGAGTCAATGGACTATTATATGCATTACGCAATGGTAAGTTCAGAAGGACACCTTACGATAGGGATTTGCTTCCAAGCAACCACCCATTGAGTTCCAAATCCTTCGAAGGAAAACAAGTTGGTACTGTTCCAGAGTTCATTCGGAAGAATGCACAGCGTGGTTTAGATAATCTTGAGTTTGCTGGAGATGGATTAGTAGAGAGAACTAAGAGAGAAGCCAGACTTATGAGAGATGGTCAAATATCTGAAGATAAAGTAATAAGAATGAATGCATGGTTCAAGAGACATGTATCTGATTTAGATTCTCCAAGAGCAAATGAGTATCTGCGTGGAGAAGGAAGAATGACAGCTGGTCAAGTAGCTTGGTTGCTCTGGGGTGGAGACCTAGATAGAAGTAATCGCATGAGAGCACAGAAGTGGGCAGAGAGACAAGTAAATCGTATCAGAGATGAAAAAGCATTTGAATCAGCACAAGAGTTAGTAAAGAGAAGAGAGTTACTCAGAAACTCTGAGTGGCAAGTTAGATTAAATAGATTTAGAACAAAGCAATCAAGAGATGAAGTGCAATCAAGTTATGAGAAGCTGATTGGAGATTGGGATTTTGCATTAGCAAGACAATACTTTGGCTTACTGGATAGTCAAAGAAAAACAATAAACAAGTTCCTTGCAGAGAATCCACCAACAATAGTTGGAATACAAGCATTAGTAAATAATCAGATAGATTTAACAACTACACAGTGGAAGGAAGATTTAGAAGCTGTATATGAATCTATGTGTCTTGACTTTGCATTTTTCCAAACTGATTATCTTTTGCCAGATGAAAAGGATAATACTGTTTATACACCAGCTGAACAAGAACGCATTGCAAGAGCAAGAAGAAGAAAACCTAGAAAAGAAATAGTTGAAGATGGTTTCTATCCAAGAAGAAGGGGTGGAGCAAGACTACCAGTAAACAGAACAGCATTTGATAGAGAAGCAAAAGCATTTGTACAAAATAGACTTGATACATTCTTACCAGATATGAGTAGGACTGCTAAAGATAATCTAAATAGAGCATTGCGTAAGAGTTTTGATGAAGTAGCTGATTTAGGTCTTACTGGTAAAAAAGCAGAAGATTACATTAGAAGAAATATATCTAATGTAATTGGTAAAAAGAACTTAGGTAGAGCTATGGGTATTGCAAGAACAGAAGGTTCTGCACTATCAAACTTTGCAATGAGTCAATCTGCGACACAAACTGGATTGATACTTACAAAAGAGTGGCTTACAGTACGAGATGGTAATGTAAGAGACTCACACATTATTGCTGATGGAACTGAGATAAATCAAGAAGAACAGTTTATCATAGGTGGTAGCCGAATGGATTATCCTTCTGACTCAAAGTATGGTGCTTTAGCAGGAGAAGTGATAAACTGTCGGTGTACTTTAATTTATCACGAGAGAAGGATATAAAAATGGATAGAGAAAAATGGGAGTCTAAAACAATAGACATAACCACTACTAATGAAGTAGAAGGTAAAGTAGAAGCTGTATTCTCAGTATTCAATGAAATAGATTCAGATGGCGATGTTGTCATGCCAAACTCAATCAAGTCTGGCTATGGAGATGCTGGTGTTGCAATGGTATGGGCTCACGATTGGAAAAAACCAATAGGTCGTGGAGAGATAGTTCAAGATGGAGAAAAAGCAAAGTTCAAAGGACAGTTCATCATGGATACTCAAGATGGTCGTGATGCATTTGAAACAGTCAAAGCAATGGGAGACCTACAACAATGGTCATTTGGATATGAAGTTGTTGATAGTGAGAATGGTACTTTTACCAAAGATGGTATGGACACAGAAGCAAGATTTCTAAATGAATTAAAAGTATGGGAAGTTAGCCCAGTTCTCGTGGGAGCTAATCAAAACACATACACAGTAGGTGTCAAAGAAAAGTCAGAAGGAACTTCTGGTTTAACTTTAACAAATGAGACAGACCAATTACTTACTAATTTGTCTGCTCTTCTAAAGAGATTCAAAGAGCTAACAGCTTTGAGACTCAAAAAAGAAAAAACATTGTCGGATAATTCAACAAATCTACTTATGGAACTTCAAGATGCTTTGCAAGAAGCATATCAAGACTTGAGTACTTACATTGATGTGGGAGCTCCAGATGAACTTAAAGTTGATGAAGAAGATGAAATTGATGACACGACATTATTGTTGGAAACAAATAGGGTTTTAGCTGAGAGCTATGACCCAGAAATATAGGAGAAATACTTTATGCCAAAATTAGATGAGCTAAAGAAGGAACTCCATGAACTCAGAGAGAACACTCTTAATGAGTACAAAGAATTTGAAGCAGTAGATTTCGATTCTGAGAAAAAAGAAGAGTGGGCTAAGAGAAATGAGAAGATGGCAGAACTTGTTACACAAGTAAAAGAAGCCACACAAATTGAAGCCGAGAGAAAAGCTATGGAAGATGAGCTAGAAGCTGGTAAAGCAGTAGAGCCAAAGGCAATACATACTGAAGCAGTAGAAGCTCAAGAATCATACAAAACTGTCGGAGAACAATTAACAGAGTCAAGTGCCTACAAAGGTTACATGGACTCTGGTCTCAAGAACATCACATCTGAGTTAAAGTGGAATCCGAAGTATGAGTTTAAAACAACTCTTACAGAATCTGGATACCCACCAGCAGTAACAAGGTCGGACTTAGTAGTGCCAACTGCAATCAGAAATCCAAATACTATTTTGGACTTAATTGATACAATCAATACTGACCAGTTTCAATACAAGTACCTAGAAGAGACCACATTTACTAACAACTCTGCACCAACAGCTGAAGGTTCAGCTCTTGGAGAAAATGCATTAGCATTTACTGAAAAGACAGAGAACATTAGAAAAATTGGTTCATTCTTACCAGTTACTGAAGAGTTACTTGCTGATGTTTCAGCAGTACAGGGTTATCTTGATTCAAGATTACAAACAATGGTTCAACTATCAGTAACAGACCAGATTATGGCTGGTTCTGGTTCTGGTTCAAACTTGACAGGTATATTAAATGTTTCTGGAATCAATACATTTGACTTCAGTTCATTTAGTGGAAACCTAAAGAGAATTGGACAAATTTATGAAGCAATCACTGAAATACAAAAAGATAGCTTCCTAAGCCCAGATGCAATAGTTATGCACCCTTCAGACTGGTATCAAGTTGTAACCGAAGTCAATGCAGTAACAACAAGTGGTTCATTGAATCCACTATTCGTTGGTGCAGGACAATTCGGTGGAGCTGTCGGTAACACCCTTTGGGGATTACCAGTAGTTCTTGATACAACAAGACCAGCTGGAACTGCAATAGTTGGTGTATTCGGTGGTGGACAAGCATGTCATATTGTCGCAAGACAAGGTATGGAAGTTGCAATGTCTGATTCACACGATGAGAACTTTGTAAAAGATATTATGGTAATGAAGGCAACAGTCAGATTGGGATTCCCAGTTTATAGACCAACTGCATTCTGTTCCATAACAAACATCTAAGCAATTAGATTATGACTATAATGAGCCATCATTCGTATGGTGGCTCAATAGTCGGAGAGGAAAAAATGGAATTAAAAAAAGATATTTACATGAATGATGCTGGAGAATGTGTAGAGACAACTGGTGGACTTCCTAAAGGTTGGGCTAAAGGTAAGCTCATTGGGAAAAAAGGTCAAGAGATGTCTGATGCAGATTACAAAGCATTGAATATCATTGCTACAAAAGCAAAAGCTCCAAAAGAGAACAAAGGTAAGTAAAACTAAATGGCAGTAGTAAATGGATATACTACTCTAGCCGAACTTAAAAGCTACATTGGGTTGAGTGGTTCTGGACAAGACACCAACTTGGAGAATGCTATAAATGGTGCAAGTAGGCAGATAGATGCAATAACTGGCAGATTCTTTTATCAGACAAGTTCTGAATCAAAGTTCTTTACTCCAGATAATGTTCTATTCCTAGAAGTACCAGATATATCAACACCAAGTGGATTAGTCGTGCAACTTGATACAACAGATGATGGTTCGTATGATACGACACTTACAATAGATACAGACTTTTATCTAAAACCAATCGATGCTGGTAATCAAGTTGATGGAGAAGAGTTTGCACCAATCACTGAGATTGCAATACTTGATACCAGAAGCTCAGAGAGATTCGACCCAACGATAGTTAAGAATGTAAAAATAACAGCACAGTTTGGATATAGTGCTGTTCCTAAAGCAATCAAACAAGCAACCCTAATTCAAGGGCTAAGACTATTCAAAAGAAAAGATGCACCATTCAATATTCTAGGTAACGAGCAAACTGGTCAGATTGAACTATTTAACAAGTTCGACCCAGATGCAAGAGAACTTATCAAAGGTTACATCAAGAACAAACTCTAATGGCAGAAACAGGTATTACAGTCAAGATAACTGGTGCTGAGAGTCTAAGAAAAAGATTAAAAGCTAACAATCTTATGATGACTCCACTTCGTAACTATCTCAATGGTTATGGAAAAGTTATAAAAGAAAAATCAAAAGTACATGCTCCAGTTGATACTGGTGCTTTGAGAAGAAGTATTAAGTACACAAGAGTAAAACCACAAGGAAGAATACCTAACAAGACAAAAGTTTTTGCAACAGCTAAACATGCATCTTTTGTTCATGGTAATCCAGAGAAAAGATTTAGAATGTCTGAACCATTCAACAGAACAAGACCACACTTCCCACCAGTCAAAGCACTTACTGGGTGGGCAAAGAGACATGGCATGAATCCTTATGTTGTTGCTAACTCGATTGCACAAAAAGGTACACCGATAGTGCCATTTTTAAAAATGGGATTGAGAGATGCAAAGCCAGAAAATAAAGTATTATTACAAGTAGCAACCAAACAAATTGAGAGACAATTTAAGAAGGGAAGGAAAAGAGTCTAATGGCATCTTTATCATCGATAAGGTCTGGAATAGCAACCAACTTGGAAAACATATCATCACTAACAGTTTTTGGTTTTGTTCCAGATAGTATTGAACCACCTACTGCTGTGGTAGGTGTTGTAGATAATATTGAGTATGATACTTCAATGTCTCGTGGTGCAGACACTTATTCTATTCCAGTATTTCTTTATGTAAGTAGAGTTGATGCACAAGATGCTCAAGATACTTTAGATGCATTCCTTGCTTCTAGTGGTTCGAGTTCTGTAAAAACTCAGATAGAATCCGATGTAACACTAGGTGGAGTCGCAAACTCTGCTAGAGTAGTAGAAGCAGACAACTATGGAGTGTATAGTATAAATAACATAGACTACTTAGGTTGTGAATTTACAGTAGAGGTAATAGCATGAAATACATAGTACAGAGTGGCATCGATGTCGGTAAGAACCGATATGAAGTTGGAGACCCAATTACAAAAGAACAAATGGGAAAAAGTTTTAAGTGGCTAGTAATGCAAGGTATTGTATTAGATGAATCAAAAATAATGGAAGAAGAATAATGGGAAAAGGAAGTTATGGTTCTGGCAGTGGCTCAAGGCGTGGTGGCAGAATGAGAAGAAGAAGAAGAAGGAGTAGAAGGTAATGGCATTCGTTCATGGTAAAGGCACTAAGGTTCATGTAAATGCAGTGGACTTCAGTGAATATTTTAATAATGTCGATGTAACAAAAACATCAGATGTTGCAGAGACAACAAACTTTGGTTCATCTGGAGTAAAGACTTTTATTGCAGGAGAAGATGATGGCACATTTTCATTAACTGGATTGTTTGATGCCACTGCTGATGCAACCCTTCAACCACTCTTAGGTGGTTCAGATTTTAATTTAATTGTTGGTATTGATGGACTTGAAACTGGAGATAGAACCCAGTTCGGTTCTGCAAACATTACTAACTATGGTGTATCAAGCCCAGTAGGAGATGTAGTTGCAACTTCAATAGATGCTCAAGCAGATAATGGAGTTACGATAGGTCTCGTATTAAATGCTGGTGCTTATACTGCAACTGGAGTGCAAGGCAGTGCCAATGACAACTCAGCGAGTTCAACTGGTGGTGGTGGTGCATTTCTGATTGTAACTAGCGTAAGTGGTACTTCTCCAACTGGAGATGTAAAGATTCAGCATAGTGCTGATAATGTTACTTACGCTGATTTAATAACATTCACTCAAGCAACAAGTGCAACGAGTGAGATTAAAAAAGTAGCTGAAGGTACGACAATCAACAGGTATGTAAGAGTACATGCTACGATTGGTGGTTCATCTACTCCAACTATTAATGCAATAGTTGGTTTTGGAAGAAATAATTAAGGAGAAGATAAATGGCATTTGTACATGGTAAAAGCTCGGTATTCAAGTTGGATAACGCAAGTGGTTCTTTAACTGACATATCAGCATTTGTGAACAATGTAGACTTCCCAGAGACAGCTGATGTAGCTGAAACAAGCGTACTAGGAGCATCAAACAAAACTTATATAGTTGGTTTAAAAGATGCAACAATATCCTTAAGTGGATTATTTGATGCTACTGTTGATGCAATCTTAGGAGCTGTTGTTGGTCAAACTGCAACTCTATCGTATGAATATAGCCCAGAAGGTACTGCTTCTGGAAAAGTAAAATACACTGGAGAAGCAATACTAACCAACTACGCACTTAGCTCCCCAGTCGGAGATGTGGTCGCTTACTCAGCAGATTTGCAATGCTCTGGTGCAGTTACTCGTGGTAGTCATTAGTTAAGATAATTAAAGAGAGGAGACACATGAAACGATTATCTATTGATGATATAGAAAAACTACCTTCAGTTCCAGAAGAAGAATTTGAGATTGAAGAGTGGGGTTTCTCAATATTGATTCGTGGTATCAATAAAGGTATGCAAGTTAAGTTGGGTAAATTACTTAATGAAGATGATGCTGATGCATTTGATTATCAAAAAGAATTACTCAAGGTATGCGTTATTGAACCAGAGTTAGATGATGAAACAATCGATAAGTTGTATGAAAAAGATGCTAAAGTCATTGACCAGATATTTGCAAAAATAAATGAACTCAATGGTATTGGGGGTTCTGCCGAAGCAGAACAGTTTTGAAAACAATCTTGATTTAATATTCAGATTCAAACTAGCTCGTGAGTTAGGCATGACTGTCGGAGAACTATTAGCTACAATGAGCTTCAAGGAATACAACCAGTGGATTAGTTTCTATAAATGGGAAACTGGAGAGCAAAACAAACAACAAGCTCTTGCTGAAGCTGAGCGTAATAAGAAGATGGGAAGATAATGGCAATAGCCGATATAGCAATAAATATTGTTACTAAGGGTGCTGAGTTAGCAAAACGACAACTCAATTCACTTAGTGGCTCTGCTGGTAAGTCTGGCAACATGATGAGCAAACTTGCCACTGGTGCAAAACTTGCTGGTGTTGCTCTTGCTGTTGGTTTAGCTAAAGGTCTTACAGAAGCAGTACAAGAGTTTACTGCATTCAATGACAAGATGACACAATCTCTTGCCATTATGAACACCACTGTCGAGCAACAAAAGGCAATGGAAGAGTCTGCTCTATCTGTTTCAAGAGAGACTAGAATATCTGCTGAGCAATCTGCTGAAGCATTTTTCTTCTTAGCATCTGCTGGTTTAGATGCTGAACAGTCTATATCTGCACTTCCACAAGTAGCTAAGTTTGCTCAAGCTGGTATGTTTGATATGGCTACTGCAACTGACTTAGCAACAGATGCTCAGTCTGCATTAGGACTTACTGTCGATGATGCACAACAAAACTTAGAAAATCTTACGAGAGTTACAGATGTTTTGGTAAAAGCTAACACATTAGCCAACTCTTCTGTACAACAGTTCTCTGAAGCACTTACTAACAAAGCTGGTTCTGCATTGAAGGTAGCTAACAAAGGTATCGAAGAAGGTGTTGCAGTATTATCAGCATTTGCAGATAGAGGTGTAAAAGGTGCTGAAGCTGGAGAAAAACTAAACCAGTTACTTCGTGATATTCCAAGAGCCACAGCAAAGAATGCTGAAGAGTTTGCAAAACTTAATCTATCTATGTTTGATTCAAGTGGTAACTTAAAAAATGTTGCAGACTTGATTGAAGAACTAGACACAGTTCTTGCACCAATGTCAGATGAGCTAAAAGCATCTACATTAGACCAGTTAGGACTAAATCGTGGTGTTGCTGATGCTGTAAAGATATTATCTGGTGCTGGAGATGAAATAAGGGCTTATGAATCAGCTTTGATGCAATCTGGTGGTACTACTGAAGATGTAGCAAACAAACAGATGGGTTCACTTAAAGCACAACTTGATTTGATGAACAATGCATTTTCTGAGCTAGGGATTCTCATAGGAGATATTATTGCACCAGCTCTTACTGCTTTAGTTGAAGGTGTAACAAAGACTGTCAGAAAATTCACAGACTTCATAAGTAATCAAAGAGAACTAAGTGCAGAAATAAAGAAGAATGTTGAAGAAGCAGATAAGTCAGTTGGACTTTATGGTACAAAATTACCAAAAGCATACGATGTTTATGGAACATCAGTTAAAGATACAACTGATGAATTAATAGACCATAGGACTGCAACTGAAAAAGCTATTGAAATGGGTACTAAATATGCAGACATGAACAATGGTAGATTAGCCACTGACCAAATTGTTGCAGATGCACTTAAAACATTTACAAGAGAAACAGAGAATAATACAGATGCGATAGAAGAACAAACAGAACAAGCCAAAGAATTTGCAGATACAATGAAATCAAAACTCTTACCTTCACTTCAATCAGTTGTTGATGCTCAAGACAAACTTAAAGATATTCAAGATAGAATAACTGATGCTGAAGAAGATAGAGATGAAGCTAGTAAGAATCTTACAAAAGCTCAAAAAGAATTAGAAAATGCATCTTTGCAAGTTTCAGTTGCAGAACAAAAACTAGCTGATGCAAAAGATAAAGCAAAACAAGTTACCCTAGAAGAAAAACTTGCAATAGCACAGCAAGAAGAAACTATTAGAAAATTAGTTGAAACTGAAGAGCGTAATGAGATACAAGAGCTTCAGTTAGCAATAGCAAAAGAAAAACTTACAGAATTAATAGAAGCATCTACTGGAGCTACTAATGAACAAACACAAGCTGAGAGAGAGTTAGAGAGAGCTTTAGAAGCAGAACAAAGAGCTACTGAGCGTGTTACAAAAGCACAAGAAGCACTTACCAAAGCACAAAAAGAACTTAATGAAGTAACTGCAAAGACACCAAAGAATCTTCTTGAGATAGCTATGGCTAAAAAAGAATTAGATGATGCTCTTAAAAATTTAGATGCACTTGGTTCTTTTGAAGATGGATTAGCACTTCTTGTTGAATCGACTGGTATGAAGCTACAAGATTTAATAAATATGGCTAATGCAATAAGAAGTGGTAATAATATTTCAGTTGGTTCTGGTGGTGGTGGAGACTCTGGTGGTGGAGATGGTGGAAGCACTGGGAGTGAAACTTTTGATACTGATGGTGTATCTGATGGTGGTGCTGGAAATGATGTAATACCTTCAAGAGTTCCAGCATCTCAAAGAGTAGCTAGTACAGTTCTATTTACACAAAATCTTAAGTTTGAAAATCCTAAACTTGAAGGAGATGAACTTGCTCTCAAAGTTGCAGAACAAGTTAGAAGAGCAACAAGAAATGGTATCAAAGTTATAACATGAGTGTTGCATTCGATTCAGATGTAACACTAACAGTCGAGATTGCACTGGATAGTTCTCCATTTGATGCATCACAATCATTTACAGACATAAGTTCTTTTGTAAGGTCTTTTCAATTCTCAAGAGGTAGGTCAGATGAATTATCTGCATTTAGAGCTGGTACATTGACATTAAATGTATCTAATGCAGATAATAGATTTAATCCATCTAATACTTCTAGCCCTTACTTTGATTCATCTGCTGGAAGAACAAAGATACAACCACTTAAGCAAGTAAGAATAAAAGCTGTTTATGATTCTGAAACTTATACAATTTTTCGTGGTTTCTTAGATGTTATACCAGTCAAGTTTATAGCAGAAGGTGCTGACTCCATTGTTCAATTTACAGCGATAGATGCATTTAGATTGTTTCAAAACCAAACATTTCAATCGGTTGGTTGGAGAGTTGGTAGAACTGGTTTTACAGAATTAGGTCAAAGGACAAGGTTAGGTTATTCAGATGCTCAAGAACTATCTTCACTGAGAGTTTCAAGAATATTAAATGCAATAGGTTTTCCTTCTGCATTAAGAAGTATTGATACTGGAACAAAACAAGTTATAACACAAGGATTAACAACAAATGTTTTGACTGGCTTAAGAGAATGTGAAACAGCAGAGAATGGTCAGTTCTTTATTGATAGAGAAGGTAAAGCAACATTTAGAAATAGGGCATATAAGTTTACTAATACAAAATCTACAACTGTTCAAGCTACATTCGATAATTCTGGTTCTAATTTACCATATACAGATGTTCAATTAGGTTTTGATGATAATGAAGTTATCAACAATTATTCATGGACAAGAAGTGGTGGTACTACACAATTTATTGCTGACTCTGACTCGATTCAAAGATTTACACCAATAAACTCTTCTGAAACTACAATCAATGTAAATGATGCTGATGTTGCTGGAATTATTCAACAAAAGCTATCAGAGACAGCTATTCCAATTATTAGAATTGATAGTCTTACAATAAATCCAAGACAGAATACTAGCATTTGGGAACATGCTCTTGGAAGAGATTTAGGAGATAGAATCAAAGTAATC